GGGATAGTGCTGATGTATACAAAATGTCCGACATTGGTTGGTATGCAAACACCTGGAATGGGTCAGGGGATTGCGATTACAGATGGATTGACTTGGAAAGCGTATACAGTATATCTGAAGTAGATACCGGCAACACTACAACAACGCCAACTATATACCATAACAATGATAGAAACCCTGTAATTCCTTCAGGGGACACTATACGATTCGTACCAGGAGCAGTAGGGAAAATATCCAATACGGAAACCAAAGGAATCTGGCTTGGATATATTAATAGATCATTATTAAATAATACAGTTTCAGCATCCCCAAGCTGGTATCTATATGCAAACAAATTAAACAATCCTTTTACCTTTACAGGAACCAAACTGTACAATACAGGAGAGTCTATTCGACCTGGAAACAGTGTCAAATACAATTTAACAGCAGTTTACGATGGTGTTCAGGAGTCTTTATTTGATAAAGATAAAGAACTTATAATGTCCGACACAAACATTAATAATAATATTATTGAATTAAGTATCGAATTTGATGCCAATGCATTAAACAAGCGAATAACAGGAATTAATATTTACCGAGCAACCGAATTTTCACAAACAACATCATTTGATGGGTATAGTAACTATCAAATGATTGGACATATGACTTTTGTAGACTCACAAACAGCAATCCCTACGACAACCAGTGATACAGTAGCCAGGCTTCACATTTGGCGTAAAGATATGGTATTTATTAAAAGCACAGATGATTTAACCAGTTATGATGGGGAAACTGCTGGGATTAATGAATATGCTTTAAGTGTAGATGGTGGATGGGATGGAATCGATGCAATGACTGAATGGTCAGGTCCAGGAACTGATACAAGTACAAACTTATCATTTCGATTTCTTGTATTCCACTCAAAAATGGTGAGAGCAATGAACTCCACACAAGAATTTATGATTGTATCTGCTTTGCAAAAAGACAACCTATTAGGCAATAATGATAAATGTCAAATAGAAGATGAAGCGGTTATTATTGATGGAAGTGGAGTCTCCTCTACAGATGAACAAACAGGATTTACTGCAACAGTATCAGCAGGATTAGAAGCCCAGACCTTTACGATGAGCAGTGCCCCAGAAGGATATTTTGTGGCAGGAGATCATATCAAAACAACAAGCATTGGAACCACGACCCATTGGGTAGTCAATACTGTGAGTTCTGGTGGAGGAGTAACCTTAACTGCAACAGTAGCTGACGGGGGAACCTACAGTGGACCTGCTGGTAACATACGAATGAAGCAACCAGTAAGTGGAGTTATGGTTGGTATTTCACGAGGTCAATTACCCTTATCGCATGACTCTGATCCTTCACCTTCGGTGCTTACAACTGCTACTACTCATGCCATAAATAGCTATCTTTATATACGATCAAATAGTTTACCCAGATCGTATTCAAAGGCAAATTTAGATAGTAATGCCAGTATGAATGATAGTTACCTGGATAACAATTCGATGGTAGGTAGTGATTGGAAAATTGAACAAAGAAGTTGGGGGCAATATTCTGCTGTAAAAGAAGGAACCAGTGGGGGGGCTTATGGTGGTCCCAGAATTGGATTCTTGTATTTCCCGAATCCTGATGACATTACGGGTACACTTGGAACCGATACCACAGGAAATGAGTTAACAGTAGGATCATTGGCAGGATCTATACTGGTTTGCCCAGGGGATATTTCTTTTGAAATAGAAAATAATAGTGCCTATCAATCGACATTAGGTGGCTGTTGGGTACGATTACATAAAGATCACAATACATTTGGAGTAGACAGCGATGCAAATGATGAAAGTGACGAAGGGCATTTTAAAGAAAATGTTCAGGTAATAAGTGGATTTAGAAGAACCGATGCTCAAGGATCTACTACACCAGGAATGGGATTTGAGGTTGTATCTGGCACAACTGTTAAAATAGTATGTCAGGATTTTCGATTGGAGGATTTAGGGGAAGCAAATATACAAACAGTGTATTCCAATAGAGTAAATGGTCAATTTGCTGTCAAACTAAAGGGTAGAATGTTTTTGGGCAATTTAATATTAAACCCAGAAGATAAACAGGAAGAGCATGAAGATTGGATTGGCTATAGTGAATTAAATCAATATGACAATAGACCTGTATCTAATGTAATAACCCTGGATGATAGGGAAGGTGGTGCAGTATCAGGATTAGCTGTTTTATTTGGTAGGCTTATTGTGTTTAAACCACAGGCAATATTTATACTTAATGTTACTGATCCTGCTAATCCAAATACCTGGAATGTGACAGAATCTAAGCATAGCGTTGGGAACATTGCTCCAGAGGGTGTAGTAGAAGTACATGATAGTGTATACTTTGTATTTCACGATGGTATTTATGCAGTGACTTCTAATATGGTTGCAGACTCTACAGCAACGCCAAGCGTTATGGAAAAAATCACATTACCTATTGAAGACCAGTTTAATTCTGCAAACAGTAAAAAAGATATTAAAGGTATTTACAATCAAAAAGATTCTGAAATTTTATACACCTGGCAAACAGGTAGCCCAGCATCCCAGATTGTATGGGCATATCATGTTGTATTAAAAACCTGGAGAAAAGTTGATACTTCTACCAACCTGGATATACTTGCATATGGTGAAAACAGCTATCCTATTGCCTGGGATAATACGGATACCGATGTAAAGAAATTTGATGTAGACGAAGCAGTAGGAACAGCCTGGAAATCCAAAAAGTTCAGATTAGACCTGGATAACAAACGATTATTACGCTACGGAATGGTTCAGTTTACAGGTACTGATACATTAACTGTAAATATTTATCTGGATGGATCAGGATCTGCATCTTTTACCAAAACAATTACAGCCGATGGTGGCGTAAACAGGTTTCCAATCAAACGATATGGAAAGAATTTTGAAATTGAATTAACCACTCCATCGAGTACAAATGCTTTCTCGGTGGAACGAATGAGAATAGAAACGGAGTAAGTTATGGATCCCATGACCATGATGATGATTGCCCAGGGTGCTGTGAAAGCAGGGCAATCTGGATCACGATTATTAAAACCAAAGTTTGGCAGTACAGCCTATGGTAGACTGTTAAACCAAAGAAGAACCCAGGGTAACCTGACTCCTGGACAGGAATCTCTTGCTCTTGGAAGGACAGCCGAAACAGCCACAAAACAGGCAAATTTGGCAAATAAACGCTACATGGGATCGATGATCAATAAAGGATTGCAAGGTAGCGTATCAGCCCAGAGAGGGTTAAGAGAAGCTGAAGCGGATGTAAGAAGAACTGTAGCTGATACAGGTAAAGATATTTATCAAAGCGAAGAAAAAGCAAAGTCTCAAGCAAAGTTGGATTACGCCAGGGCAATGGATCAGGATAAAGCAGAGCGTAGACAGGCATTAATAGGTACTGTAGGTGCAATAGGTGAAACTGCATTAAAAGCAGGAGCAACAGAATATGGTGCAAGGGTAGGAAAACAACAAGCCCAAGATCAAGCATATACAGATGCTATGAAAAAATATGGATATGCTAAAGCATTTCAAACTCCATCAGGAGAAACAAGATACCAGGGAGGTGGATTTGATCCACAAACTGGAGAAGCAAGAGGTCCATTAACATTAGATGATAAACGAGCAGTAGAGGTGTATGCTCAAAAAGCAGGGGTAAAAAACTCTTCAGGCGTTCAAACTGCTTTGGCAGGATTGATGAATGAGGAAATCACTATTAATGATTTTGAAAAATTATTAACAAAAGAAGGCTGGGATGAACAAAAGATCGATGAATTTATTACATACTTGATTGGGAGTTAATAATGACAAGTCAAAGAGATAGAGTTATTGCACAACTACGAAAAAGACAAGAAGAAAAATTATTAAAGAAAGAATCAGATTCTTTAAAAGCAAAAAGAACCTATGCTGAAGAATTAGAAAAGACACAACCTGAATACAAGGCAACAAAGGCAAAAGAAACAGAAGCGAAAAGGATTAATGCAGATACAAACTTAAAGAAAGCCAAAAAAGAAGCCAAAGGACCAACCCCACAGGAAGATATGCTTCGATTTGGTCAACAACAAAAGAAATTTAGAGATCTTGCTTATAAAGAACGAGTATTGACAGAAACAGATGAAAAAGGTACTGAAGATAAAAGCGATGATGAGACAACAGTATCTATGCAGTATATACCAAGAGAAGGAGGTGAAATATTTAAACAACAGGTAGAAGCCTATGGGGATAGTTTAAAGTTAGCAGAATTAGCACAGCAATATGGGAGACGAACTCCTGATATAAGAAAAATTGATAGGAATCAAAAAGAAATAGAAAAAGAACGAACTCGTATTGCTGGTGAAAAATGGAAGCAATTAATAACACAAAAACTGCCTTTGCGACCTGGAGCAGATGGAACATATTCAGAAGTTACAGATAAGGAAAAATTTGAGATGGCAAACGATATTGCAAACGAAGAATTAGTTAAAAAATATGGCAAAGGAATTATCCCATTATTAACAGCATTGAAAAATAGATAATGGCAGATCCCTTTAACCCACAACCACAGCGTAATACTTTAGACGATATACTGGACCAGGCATTTACTGACCTGGAACTGGAGCGACAACGCCAGGAATCTATTCTCCT